AATAGCTAAGAAAAACAATGATTTAATAAGAACTAAAGAAGTAGAATTTCAAATAAAAAATTTTTATGAAAAAAAATAATTGCTTTGTTTATCCTAAAACTACCCGTGAATCTATTGATGGTTTACGTCATTATGTGGTTGATCATTCACACATCACAGAAAAATTACCAAGTGTTACAACTATCCTAAAAGATACAGAATCCGAGGAGAAGAAACAGAGTTTGGCTGACTGGGCATCGCGGATCGGGGAGAGTGCTGCAGAGAAAGTCGTATCGGAGTCTGCGGCGCGCGGAACGGCGATGCACAAGATACTTGAAAAATATATTTTAGAAGAAGGTTACCTGGACCTGACCAATGTTGGAAGAGAGGCACACAACATGGCATTACAAGTAATACAAAAAGGATTATGTAATATTTCAGAATATTACGGCACAGAATGCACATTGTATTATCCAGGATTATATGCAGGACAAACAGATTTAGTAGGTGTTCACAAAGGCCAGGACGCCATTATAGACTTCAAGCAAACAAATAAGCCAAAGAAAAGAGAATGGATAGAAGACTATTGTCTACAATTAGCGGCTTATGCAATGGCACATAATTTTATCTACAAGACACAGATTACCAAAGGTGTGGTTATGATGTGTAGTAAAGATAATTTTTACCAGGAGTTTGTAATTGAAGGCGAAGAGTTTAAACAATACACACATAAATTTTTAAGGAGGGTGGATGAGTATTTTAAAAGAAGACATGAAAAGACTGGATAATATAGCAAACATGTATCACAAAACAGGTGGTGACATGAAAGAGATGTGGAGAAAAAAATGGTACGAGTTAGTAAAAATAATAGGGAGGAAATTAGATGAGAGTGAGAGACTTTCAACAAGTTCTAGGAAAATTCACTAACGATCAGAAAGGAACAATAATATCTGATTGTCCTATCTATATTGAGACTATGGATGGTAGACTAGAAGAGATTAGAAGAATAGAATTACAGGAGAGTAGATTAATAAACTCACCAGAGCCTGCAAGAATAGTATTAAAAGCAGAAGCTTTGAAAAGATTTATGTCACCTACTTTTAAACAGAGTTAATGAATACCTCACAAATGTGGAGTATGCACTGGCAAGTGGAGGTGTCCCTGTGGGAGACTGAGGGGCACCTTTAAAATTATGAAAAAAGTTACTATCGTAGGAACAGACATAACACCTAAACAATGGTCTAATTTAATTGTAGAGTTAAATTTAATACGTAAACAGTGGGCACCATATGCTAAGTTTGAAATCCAGGGCTCCGGAGTCCGTAAGATTATTAAAAATGGCACAAATGTGGTCAAATTATCGCCAAAATAAGGAGTGTGCCAGTGTATAGTAGAATCCTAGGGCAAATTTTTTTTTCAGTCATCAAAAAAATATGGTGGCACAGGTGGCACAGTAGTCAAAATCGATTAGAAGTGTTGGTATTAGCGAATAATAGCTGTGCCACGACACTGATTTCTGTTGGCACAGCTTGGCACAAATGGTGTATTTATTGGCTTTTTTGCAAATATGCCTTGGCACAAATGTACTCGGCGTGCGCGACCCTTTTTGTTTTTATGAAAACTTTTTTGCCCAAATATTCTACTTATAGTATAAGATCACATGCCTAGACAACCCAAGAAATCAAAGTACAAATCAGTAGTCATTAAGAAGAAACGATATTACTTCTACGAGATCCTGTGGGAGGATATCACGGCAGATGGTGGGCATGCTACAGCTTTTGAATTTATGGGGTTCCTACCAAGTAAAATGATAACAAGAGCATATGTATTTGAAAAAGATAAAAAGTATGTAAGAACCTTTGCATCTTACGAAGTCAACGAAGAGTTATTTTCTGATAGAAATGTCTTTCCAAGATCATGTATAATAAAAATGGAGAAAATAAGTGAAAAATAAAACCTTGACTAAGAATATGCCTTACGTAAAATGGGACCAACTTCCACCAAGGAAGGGACCTAACCCACAAGGAGTAAATTATGGGACTAATAAAAAAAATAATAACAAAGTATCACGAGTTATATTGCATAGCAAACGAAGTGACTAATCGGATTCAGGGGCTGACTTTGTTGGCAATTCTAATTCTTCTAATTTTATATCTTCCGGCGTAATATTAATTATTTCTTTGTTTTCATCTAAGATCTTTTTGAGTCTGTCTTTGATTTCATTAGGTGACATGTTATCGACATTACCTGTCATAACAAGTTTTTGATCTACGTATAATCCACCGGCTTTACCACGGGCAACTTCTGCATTTACTGCAGCAGACCAAGCACCTTTTTCTAATGCCTGATTTCTAATCTGTGCTAATTCTGATATGTGTTTCTCAAAACTAATACCATACTTCTCTTGCACTTCAGCTCTTAACTCACCAATATATTTAACAACCAAAGGAGATATCTTTGGGTTTCTTAATTCTGATGCAGCCTGTCTTGGTCTAGTCTTATAACCTGCTTGAAAGGCTGCTTCTGCAGGTGATAATCTACCCTCATTATAAACCAATAACTCTGCAAATTTTATCTGTCTTTCAGTTAATTTTGCTGGGACTCCCATAATGTTTGACTTATAACGTAATTTATCGTATCAGTCAATTGTGAGACTAATACTAATATTTATATTGTTATCTGGATGTGCAAGAGACTTTGACATCAATCCAACTACTACAATTGTAAGACAACTTTTTAAGGCTTCGTACGATGAAACCAGAGTCCAAACTTTGGCAGAAAGTAAAAAAAAATACACCCAAAATTCAGTGGACTAGACTAGAATCCTGGAGTAGTTTTGGTACACCAGATCTGTTGGGATATCATGATAATTGTGGTTTTTTCATGGTTGAATTAAAGATTGCAACAGGCAAGAAAATACACTTTTCACCTCACCAAAAATTATTTCATTTGACCAGAAAGGAACGTAACTTTATCCTTATTGAAGAGGCCTCTTCCTCTTCAATAAAACTTTATGAAAGTTCCTCAATCCTCGGTCTGCTTGCAGACTATCGTGAAACACCTTCCCTCGCAATCAATGATTGGGATCACATTCAGCGCTTGTTGATTCGCGAACCGCTGGACGCTTGATCGCTTGCGGGCTCGTCGGCTTGCTCGCTTGTGGGCTCGTCGGCTTGCTGGCTTGTAGGCTTGTTGGCTTGTTGCCTTTCAAGTTCTTTTCGTTTCTTCTCTAGCTCTTTGTAATATTTAGGGTGATGCCAGATCATTAATGTTTACCGTAACTTACAACTTTAACCTTCGGATCCCAACAGGCCCTGCAATCTCCACACTTGCCGCCCTGTGAAGGTGCAGGACAGGTTGCATCCTTCAGGACTACCATAGAAGAATTAGGCCAGGTTTCGTTTCGTTGCCCGATCATCGGCGGAGAGAATCGGATAACTAGATTCTTTGGTTTCTCCGCCAGGTGATCCTTTATCCACGCTTCACGCGTGGGCATCCAGTGGTTTGTGGAAGGAGTTAACCTGCAAACCTCATAGATCTTGTTAAGATGGTCCAAGTTCTGGACGTCTCCTGCATCGTGCCATCTAAAATATTTTTGACGCTTCACCTGTGCCACCATTGCAGCTGTCCACAGGTGGTGCTTGATGGCTTTCAGTCTTACATACTGTGCAGCCTTAATTGCTTTGTACCGTGTATAGTTACCCTTCAGAGCGTAACACATGCTGCATACGCTATTTTTAACCTTCCGGAGCTTAGAACCTGTTTTGCATTCCCATGCAGGTAAACTGTAGGACAGGCCCGGCATCTTGCTGGTTCGGGTCATCGAACCTGTAATTGCTTTTGCTTCTTTAACTAACATAAATTGATTCTACCTCTTCTTTTGGAAATTTTTTTTCTAATTGTCTTATTGCTTCCTGCTCCATCTCGTAAAGGTCAATAATTATTTTGCCCGTTTCTTCATCAATTGTATAATATATAGTTTGTTTCATAGTTATCCTTTCTTATAAATTCCTATACCACAGCAGCTTGTAACCTGTCAAGCTTGTAGGCTTGCCGCCTGGTGAGGCCGTACGGGCCCGAAGCGACAAGCTTGTGACCAGCGGGCCGCTACCGGTACAGTCGCGAACCCGTCCCACTGATCTCAGGTCCATCTTCAAGCGCGCGATACGTCGTGTTTCCACTTCATCTCCATTGTCAAAATGGACCAGAGATCAGCACTGATACGTACTCTCACTGACATCTAGTACGCCTAAAGCCAGATGTATTTGCTCAGTAACTGATCCCAGGTCCTTAGCAGGAAGAGTAATCTCTATAGTGCACCTCAACCGGCTCATTCCATCTAAGGACCAGGGATCAGTTGGGTTTATTTTTATATGTGATGACTGGGTTAATACAAGTTGTGTATCTTCCGATTACAACATCCCAAAAACACATATATTTATTTCCCCCTTGTTCCCAAGTTCTGCAACCCTCTTTGTTTAAAGTTCCTATTCTTCTAATAGTCTTATTATATTTTTTTGCATACCAAGAAACAATAATTTCAGCGTTGCTCTCAATCTCTTTTACTTCTTCTAATAAATCTTTTAAGTTCATGTTATCCTTTCTACCTGGGATAATGACATATTATCCCAGGTGTGTCAATCATTATTGTTTAAAACTTGGTAGAGCAGTTAAATCTTGGTTCCACCTTAAACCAATCTTTTGAGATACCTTGTCAAGCGATATTGCAAGAGTATCCGGCGTTCCACTTTCCATAACAACATCAATCGCTTTTTGTCTAAGCTCTTTAAGTTGTTTAAGTTTTAAACCTTCAGGCCTTCTTTCAATCTCACGCTGAGCAAGTTGCGAGGCCCACTCACGAAGTTGTTCTTCACAATCTTTGAGAGTTATGTCGTACTTATAATTTCTGTCTCTGAAATTATAATGTAGCTCCTGTTCTTTTGGTTTTTTCTTTTGAAAAAAAGTTAAAGCTGTTGCTTGCGCCTCCTCTAACATTTTTTCTGCTTTTCTAAAATTATCTATGATCTTTTCTGCGCCAATCTTTTTAGATAATTTTGAGACAGCTTTGTCAGTTGCCTCAGTCTTAAATTGTTTAACCAATAATTCTTGTTCCTCAATCATTGGGTTAAACTGCCTTTTCACCTTGTCCTTAAAATGGTCAAGTTGATACTTGGTCATTGATTTACTCATGTTATCCTTTCTTTTAAAATTAATTAATAAATGATTTGACAAATAATGTCAATGGGATAATCTGGGAATATAAAAGGAGGAAAAAAAATGATAAAAATACAATTCCCAAAAGGTGTATATCAGGGTCCAACCAAGAAACGTTCTTATATTAGGTTTAATAATAAAACTTATGAAATACCTAAGCCATTTGATAAATGTTTCTTTGGTGAAAATCCTACTAAAATGATGACAATTTATAACAGGTTCAGTGATGAAACCTTTCAGCAATCAGCGCGAATACCTGCTTTCGCTGTCGCTATTTACGATACGACGATAGGTGCTGAGGCAAGCGAGGATTATGACTTGATGAACAAGGGTCGTGAATGGTTTCAGAAGAATTTTACTGATGCATATTATACCTTACTAGATTAGCTCCTTCTAGTTTGTTTCCGTGAGCCTGTGGGCTCACGGGCCCACCCACCCACCTTAGAACTATTCTAAACTGGCCAGACCCGAGGGGTCCCAGCGCAAATTCAAATAAGCTTGTAAACTAACGGGCCCACCCCCCCTCTAGACAAAAGGGGTCCCAAGACATACCCTATATAGCTTGATTTGGACATAGATCGCCTATAAAATCAAAACGGAAAACAAAACAGAACTGCAAAAAATTCTGCAAAAATTTTTATGAAATCAGATTTTATTGATAAACTACCACCAGACGCGCAAAAAGAATTTCTTAAGCTAGCGATGAAGCTAGACGAGAAAACAAAACAGGAAAAGATTCACAAAGATTTTTTGGCTTTTGTTCGTCATGTCTGGCCAGAGTTTATTGAGGGAAAACATCACAAAAAAATTTCTGAAAAATTTAATAAGCTTGCGAAAGGTGAAATCAAAAGATTAATTATTAATATGCCACCGAGGCATACTAAATCAGAGTTTGCGTCCTATCTTCTACCCTCTTGGATGGTAGGGCGAAAGCCTGACCTTAAAATTATACAAACGACCCACACAACAGAACTCGCGATCCGCTTTGGTCGTAAAGCAAAACTATTAATTGATAGCCCTGAATATCAGCAGGTGTTTAAAACAAGACTAAGAGAAGATTCGCAGGCCGCGGGCAAATGGGAAACTGAACAAGGTGGTGAATACTACGCAGCGGGTGTCGGATCGGCGATCACGGGCCGTGGAGCGGATCTACTAATTATAGACGACCCACACTCGGAACAAGACGCGCTGAACGTACAAGCACTAGAGCGAGCTTATGAATGGTATACATCAGGTCCTCGTCAGCGTTTACAACCAGGTGGAGCTATCGTTGTCGTTATGACAAGATGGAATATGAAAGATTTAACTGGTATGTTATTAAAATCTCAAAAAGAAATAAAATCAGATCAGTGGGAAGTTATAGAGTTTCCAGCGATACTACCAAGTAATAAACCAGTGTGGCCACAATATTGGAAACTAGATGAATTAGAATCTGTCAAAGCCAGTTTAAGTTTAGGTAAGTGGAACGCGCAATGGATGCAAAATCCAACGGCAGAGGAAGGGTCACTCATCAAACGTGAATGGTGGCAAGTTTGGGATAAAGGTTACATACCACCGTTGCAACATATTATACAAAGCTATGACACAGCCTTTTTAAAAAAAGAAACATCAGATTACAGTGCAATTACTACCTGGGGAGTTTTTTATCCAAACCAAGACTCACCAGCTAATTTAATATTATTAGATGCATTTAAAGAAAGATTAGAGTTTCCAGAGTTAAAGAAAGAAGCTTGGAATCAATATCGGTATTGGAATCCTGAAACGGTAATCGTGGAGGCAAAGGCATCTGGTATGCCATTAACTTATGAGTTGAGAAAAATGGGCATTCCTGTTATAAACTATACACCTAGCAAAGGCCAAGATAAACACGCTAGAGTGAACGCTGTTGCGCCGCTGTTTGAAAGTGGCCAAATTTGGGCGCCCGATGAAAAATTCGCAGAAGAGGTTATAGAAGAATGTGCATCATTTCCTTATGGTGATCATGATGATTTGGTGGACAGCACAACACAAGCAATAATGCGTTTTAGACAGGGAGGTTTCATAACGCATCCAGAGGATGAAAAAGAAGATTCATTGCCTCGAGTTGAGAGAACATATTACTGATGAGTAAAAAGAAATTATTAGAATTCGGTCTTAAAGAAGCAGATGCTTTCAAAAAAAATTTTAAAATATTTTTTGACAGATTAGTCAGAGGTTACAAATCTGTGATGAACAGAGAACCTGAAGGTCTTGATCTGTTAAAAATTAAAATGGAAGCAAGAGAAAAAGCTTTGAACACAACAAAGGTTGTAAACCAAAAAGGT